GATCCGATGATGGGGGACATGGTTGAGCGGCTCAAGTTGTATCGTCGTGACCTGGTGGATCTCAAACAGGAAAAAGGGTATGACGCCATGGCGATCAATTCTGTCCTGGAAGAATTCGCCATGAAGTCCGGATCCGACTCAGCGAACGATGGGACTGAGTCACAGCGCGCTGAGATTGAAGACCATCCGGATACTCCGGATCTGGCTTCCTACGATGCCGAGATCCCGGCCCTGGAATTCTGGGTCAGTGTGCAGGGTAAGATGTTGCGGGACTACGGGCTGGAGAAGGATTGGAAAGGTAAACCGCTTGAGGATCTGGACGAGTACGACATCAATGCGATTCTGGTGGACGACACCATCATCTATCTGGATTTTAATAAAGACGCGCTTCTCGACCGTCCGTACTCGATAGCCGGCTGGGATCCAGTGCCCGGATCTTTCTGGTATACGGGGGTTCCTGAGAAGATGGAAGATCTCCAGCAGGTATGCAACGCGGCCTGTAGATCTCTTGTTAATAACATGGCGTACGCTTCAGGCCCCCAGGCGGAAGTTGACCTGGACCGGCTTGTTGCCGGAACGGACCCGGAGAGCATCTTCCCGACGAAGGTCTGGCCGACGGAGAACAACCGCGGAGCTACGGCGCCGGCGGTTCGTTTCTTCCAGCCTGACTCCAACGCGCCGCAGCTTCTTCAAGTGTACGATCGGTTCGCCCAGCTGGCTGACGATTATACCGGCATCCCGGCGTATGCCTACGGAAATGACCGGGTTGCCGGAGCCGGTCGTACCTCGAGCGGACTTTCCATGCTCATGTCTTCCGCGTCCAAAGGGATCAAGCGCGCCATACTTCGTATCGACCAGAAGATTATCCGTCCGATCATTCTCAGGCTTTTTGACTACAACATGAAGCACGACAAGGATACGACCATCAAGGGCGATCTTCAGATTGTTACTTCCGGGGCCGTGGCGCTGATGGTCCGGGAGCAGATGAATGAGCGTCGTATGGGGCTTCTGAATTCCACGAATAATCCTGTCGACATGAAGTTGACAGGATTGGAGGGTCGTGCCACAATGCTGCGTGAGGCGGTAGCCTCTACGGAAGTAGACCCGAATCGCGTGGTTCGGTCTGTTGATAAGATCAAACAGATTGAGGAAGAGGACAGACAGGCAGAGCTGCAGGCGTCTCAGGCACAGACGGCGCAGCAACAGCAACTTCTCCAGATCCAGGTCCAGGAGGCCCAGGCCAAGCTTCAGACGGCTCAGGCCAAGGTGGAAGAGGCCCGGATTGATCAACAGATTCGTGCCGCGGAGCTTCAGCTGAAGAGGGAAGAGCTTCAGTTGAAGGCGATAAAAACCCGTGGAGAGCTCGCCAATAAGACCCAGCAGACGCGGGCTAAACTGCTTTCGGCTTCTTCGGAAGCCCTGACAAAAGGCGCGAATATGTTAACTGAATCGGCCATGACCGAGGGAGAAGAGAATGTTGAAGCCCAGCCAGGAATTGGCGGAAGCGCTGGCGAAGCTCCAGTCGGACCACCGGTTTGAGGTTCTGTTGGACTGGCTTGCTCAGCGGCTGGATCGTCAGCGTAAGGAGAATGATTCCCTTTACGACTACCAACTGGGTTGGGGTCAGGGTCGCGCCCAGGAACTTAACGATTTACTGAGTGTGGTGGCCAGGTCACCGGACTATGTAGCTAGATTTGCCCGTAATGAGCAAACGGACCACGCCGATGGCGAGAGGTCTGAAACATGAAGGCGCACAGGGTAATACCAGCGCAGAGGAAGGAAAAAAATGGCAACTCCTAAACAGGTATTGGACGCTGAAGCTGAGGCCGACCAGGGTATTGAAGAACTCGAGAACGAATTGAAGAACCAGGCTTCCGAAGCCTCGGGTCTTGACGATCTCGCTTCTGAAGAAAGCCCGGAGGCCGACGGCGATGAAGAGTCTTCTGACGTCGAAGAAGAGGAAGAGTCTGACGACTCCTCGGAAGAGGAGCAGGAAGACGAGTCTGGTTCTGACGACGAGGAGTCGGACGACGAGCAGGGCGATGAAGCGTGGCGGCAGAAATATCTGACGCTGCAGGGTATGTATAACGCTGATGTTCCCCGGCTGAGAACTCAGTTGCTGACGCTACAGTCTCAGCTGGCAACCGTGCAGGCGGCGCCGGCACCCGGCGCAGGGTCGGAAAAGCCGAAAGGCCCGGCCTACCGCAGGTACCTCAAGGATGAAGAAGTCGAGACCATGGGCGATGAAACGCTTGATATGCAGGCGCGACTGGCCCAGGGCGTGACGGAGAGTATTCTTGAGGGCCGGATCGCGGCCTTGCAGGAGCGTATTGATACGCTCGAGACAGGTCGCCAGCAAGATGAGTCAGAAGCGTTTTGGGGTCTGGTAGAGTCTCAGATTCCAGAGGCGCGGGACATCAACGAAAATGATCCGTTGTGGCACAAGTTCCTCGACACGAAAGATCCACTGAGTGGTCTTTCTTATCGTGAGATCGGGGGACAGGCCATTAACGGAGGGGATGCTTCACGTTTGGTTATGCTTTTCTCCGAGTACCTTGGTTCTGGGGGTTCGTCTGAAGTGAAGAAGAAAAAGAAGTCGGAGGACACGGGGGAAGGGTTGGACGAGTCGTCCGTACCCGCTAAACCCCGGGTTACTCGAGGTACGTCCGCTCCGAAGCGTTCGAAGGCCGGGAAGCCTACGATTCGCGAATCCGAGATCAAGTCCTTTTATGAGGAGGTGGCTCGGGGCAGGTACAAGAATCGTGAAGACGAACGCGCCAAGCGGGAAAAGTTAATAGAAGACGCAGCGGTTGAGGGTCGTATAGTTGCTGGGTAGCGACTGAATTAGGCTGATGGTAGTCGCCCTTGCCCGCTGCACAATAATGAGGAGGAACGATTATGTCGTTTCCTACAGCACCGGGTAAGGTCAACATCGGTAGCACCACCATGCGGTATATCCCTGCTCTTTATGCAGGTAAGCTGCTGGTTAAGTTCTACGACAACACCGTGTTGGGCGCGATCGCCAACACGGACTATGAAGGTCAGATTCGTAAGTTCGGGGATACGGTGTACATCCGTACCGTCCCGACCATCACGATTCAAACCTATCGTAAGGGCGCAACGCTCACCAACGAGCAGCCGGAATCCACGGCGACCACCCTGGAAATTGACAAGGGTTACTACTGGTCCTTCGTGACCGACGACCTTGACAAGGTTCAGACGGACGTCAAAAACTTCATCAACGAGTGGACGACGGACGCGGCACAGCAACTCAAGATCGAGATTGATACCGACGTCTTGGGCAACGTGTATTCGGACGTGGCTGCCGCCAACGCCGGGTTGACTGCAGGAGCCGACAGCTCCTCGCTCAACATGGGTGTTGCCGGAACGCCGAGAGTCTTCTCGAAAACCTCGGCTATTGACATCATCGTGGACGCAGGCACGGTTCTGGATGAGCAGAACGTCCCGGAGACGGGCCGTTTCATGATCCTTCCGCCCTGGGCGATGGGTAACATCAAGAAGTCGGACGTCAAGGATGCTTCCTTGATGGGTGATGCCAAGTCGGTTCTTCGGAACCAGGGCCTGGTTGGAATGATTGATCGGTTCGAGATTTACTCCAGCAACCTGCTGGCGGGAACCTCGGCCGGCCAGAGCTGTATCTTCGGCACCAAGCACGCGATCACCTTCGCCACTCAGCTGACGGAGAATAAGGTGCAGGACAACCCTGACGGGTTCGGAATGCTCCATCGCGGGCTGCAGGTGTACGGATACAAGGTTGTGAAACCGGAGGCCCTCGGGCATCTGTATATCTCGGCCTCGTAGGTTGAGAGAAAAAAGTAGAAAGGAAACTGAACTATGACAACGACTACTTCTGAGTTGCTCGTTATGGAGCGCGGGGGTTACCCGGCGCTTGGTTCGAAGGTTGGAGTTGTGGAAAGCACCGTCACCCTGGGTGACGTGCTGTCTGCCGCAAATGACCGGGCCCAGGCCATTGAGTTCAACGCTGAGACGCTGGTGCTGTGCGCCGGCTTCGAGGTGGTGGAAGCTACGACGAACACGGTTACCGCGTCGTTGGGCTGGAACGCCTCGGGCGCGGGTTCCGCGACCGAGTTGATGGGCGAAACGGCTACGGATGCTGCGGCGGGAACGAATGTTTCCGGCGGGTATTCCAAGGCCAACGTCCTTGGGGCTGCGGACGGTATTATCGTGGCCGAAGTCAGCGGGGATCCCGGCGCGGCCGGTTCGATCCGCGTGTGGGCTGTTGTGGCTGACGTCCAGGATCTGTAGATCCAGGTCAGACTCAATCAAGAAATGAAAGATCACCGGCGGGGCTCAGCCCCCGCCGGTGATTCTGAAGGAGCACTTCGATGAAGAAATTTGTTATTGCAGTAGCGTTGAGTCTCGGGCTGGCCGTCGGAGTGTTGTCTGCTCCCTGGGGGTCCGGGTGGGGTTGGTCTGGGACGGTCAGTACGAACACGGTGTACCAAACCATGTCACCGGTGAACCAGTTGTCGGTTAATAATTCAGGATCCGTGCTTTTGTTTTGTCAGGTGAATACCGCCAGCAACCAGTTGTGGACGGCGGCTACGAACGGAACCGCTGTAGTGATCCCTCCCGATGTTTCTTTTACATTTGACTGTGCTGCACGAGAACAAATCGTGTCGGTGTCTTTAGTGACAACCAATAGTTCGGTAACGGCGTACGTTGCCGGCTTCTAAGAGAGGAAAGGTGTTGATATGAGACGTCTTCTGGCGGC